AAATAGAATGGACTCAGTTCATATGTATCAGCAATCACTTTGTGTTGCATGATATACCCATAACGCATTACCAGACCGTCTTGCTGAAAGGCGCTAATATTGTGGATAACATCCCCAGTATTAGCAAACCAATCTGCGGCCCAGCTCCATGGTGCTAGGTTCCACAGGACTTCCGGAGTAATCCGGATTCCAAAAAGCTTTTTAGCTTCTTGGGCATGCCTTTCCATCCTATCACGGGCTGAATCGCCCATGTTAAGATAGTAGGTAAAACATCCTGAGAACCACGTATCCGTTATTTCTCGACGGGTACGCGTTTTAGCGCCGTCCCTTGAGGCATTGTATTGATACATTGCCACTTCCAACGTTGGTATCGGATAGCCGTTAGGCAAATTCGTTACCGTCGTTGTATCAAGGGTTGGGAAAGCGTATTTACGCCGGACACCTTTGCCCGAGTCTCGCTCATATTGTCTCAAAATGGCATGGCCATGATGAGCAGCATAAGCGAACTTGCTTAAATCGCTGAGAAACGGTTTCCACCCAAATTGGACGTTCAGATATTCATCTCCTAAGGATTTGAAAAATCCGATACGTTCCTTTAAGGAATGGACCGCTGGAACCAATGGTAAACCATCGTTCCTTAGTTCTCCAGCGAAAACAGCAGCGTCTGATACTGGATTTGTTGGCAAAACACGCGAAATGGCAGTTGCCCCCATGCCCCACAACGTTAAGTTGTCGGTCACAGTAAGGCTAGGCCATAAAGCGTCGTTTGCAGCAACACTATACGCATGAGCGAATAATTCGCCCTCCATATAGTAGTCACTGAGTCCACTCTTATTCGATGATGTATAATGCTTTGACGGCAATAAGTCTCTCCCTTTCGAGAGGACATTGCCAGCATTTTCTACATATCGGTTTGAAGTGGTTGAAAACTCAGTTCCTAAATCCATCTTCCGATAAGTCTGGTACAATTGCTCCGTGTATTCATTAGAGTGCTTACCTTTATGGTAAATACTCCGAATAAACGGCAAGTTCTTGTACCAATTGGAAGAGCCTTCGTCGACAGTTTCCTGTCGACCAACAATACTGATATCGCGACTTTGATCTGAAATGCCAGTCACTGAAGTGCGACCGACATTCCAGTTAGTCTTAGTCACGGTAGTGCGCCCCTTCTTAAACTGAAGAGAACGCATTCTACGTATTGTTGCCATCAGAGCTCCTTATGAGGGAAAAGAACCTAGGGCATTCAGCCCTAGGGGTGAGGCCGCCGAGGAGATAATCTATCGACGCGTGAGGGGGAAAGACTCCCACACGCCGAGATTAGAGCTACTCGGCGACCTAGTGCAAGCACCGGCTAGCGTCTTAAGG